TTTAAATATCTCCACTCCTCTTTTCTTTCTGCCAGCATAATCTACCTCCACAGCAAAGTGATCCATGTCATGAACGACAGGATAAACTTTTATGTCATTGTGTATACATAGATACACTTAGTCTACTTCTTTATTCAATTAGGTATATCTTTACATTATCCCACTTACCTCCTTTAACTTCGTAGTCTACAAGAAAGTCAATTCTTTTTGTCCAGCGTTTATTCATTCTGTCCTCTATAGTCCAAAAGCCATCCATATCACCAGCTCCTTCAACATATATTTTTTTACCAAAAACAAACCCATACTCCTCTAAATCTCTGGACACAGCTACCCACCTATGATCTCCAGGGCACTGAGGGTTTATTTTTTTCAAAGATGCAGTTGTCAAATAGTCTGCATTGGTTTGTTTAGGATCAGCGTGGTAAATCGTCGCTGTAACAATGATTGTGAAAAATATTTTGCCTATCATAATACTTGTTTTACATTTTCAAATTCTATATCTAACGTCTTGCTTATATCAAATGGGTTTTTGTCAGACGTTATCCAGTTCTTGTTGTCCCATTTAGGAGCGCCATGTTTAAGTGAAGTGTACCTGCCGTTGTTTACATTCCAACAATAGTCTGCGTGCGCTTGGTTTTCACCAAGATTGCCAAACTTTACTTTTAGCACTTTAATTTTTACAGTGGCATTGTCGTAATCCCTGTGTACAAGTAGTCCGTGGGGACTCATATCATAAAATTCACCCCCACCTTTTACATCGTAGAAGGTTGGCTCTAAAAGTTTACCCTTGTCGTTCTGTGGTTTTGTTGGGTGTGCAACTAATATGCATATCACATCATTCTTTTTACAGAAGTTATCTACTTTGTTTAGATACATGTTTGTGTAGTCTGTAATTGAAAGAGAAAGGTTTTTCTTGTCACGTATTTTGTTATATGGATCTATAACTAAGCACCGGATGCCAGCACGCTTTACAAGTTCTTCTGCTTTCTGTAACACCTTATCAATATCGTAACCCTCTTCAAAATCTATGAAGTAAAAGTTTTTGTTGACATGATCAACACAGGATTTCCAATCGTCTTTTTGTGTGTCTGCATACTCTGGTGTTCTTCCGTATAGCTTTCTTACTAGCTTGTCGACGTGCAAGTACTGAGGGTAGTTTTCGGTAGACGCATAAGCTGTCTTCCACCCATACATCATGTTGTACCCAATAGTCATTTGATCAACAAAGTCTGATTTCCCACTTGAAGGAAACCCTGTAACCACAATAAATTGTTTTGTGTATGTAGAAAATATGTCATCAAAACCTTCTAAACCAATTTTGTATCCATTTTTTATACCGTTTTTGTAGAAGTCGTCAAGATCGTTAGCCATGTCTTCTACTCGCAACACATTCTCGATCGGGCACGGCGTCGCATACTCGATTACTTTACGAAGAGCATCTCTGCCGTATTTAATAAGATATTCGTTGGCGTCTTTTGTGTCTTTTAAATCACACAACCATACTTTATCACTGCCAAACCTACGGATCAACTCTTTTTTTCCGTTTTCCCCTGCTTCATCGTTGTCAACGCACAGGTATATTTTTGTCTTGTCCTCAAAGTATGAATATAAATCCTCTAAATAGTCCATGTTAACCTGCCCTGTTGCGGTAAAACCATTTGGTACGCTTACAACATGTTTTACTCCTACCTCATGGAATGACATCGCATCTATTTCTCCCTCAACAACAATACAAGCATCGCTTCCTGCAATTGAATCTATGTTGTAGAATATTTTTTGTGCGCCCTTGTAGAGTTTAAAGTTCTTTTTTGAGTCTCGGTATTTTATATTTACAAGCGTGCCACGAAGATAGTAACCAAACATAATTGTGTTCACTTCTTTGCCCACTTGTGGCATGTATTCCTTACCGTTAGTCACCTGTAGATCTTCCAATGTTCTTCTACTTATGCCTCTATCCTCAAACCAACCAACTACATTATCTTTGATTTCAATTTTCTGCAATGGTTCAGGCGTCACATAATTAGAATCAGACTTTCTTTCGTAGGTGTGGAGTTGAAGAACTACACCGCAATGCTGACAGGTGCCTAACCCTCTATCCCAATCAAGCATCAGGCACTTTTGGCTCTTCTTTTTTCTTTCATGAGAACACTTTGGGCATGTCGACTGCTTACTTTTTGTGTCAAGTTTGTATACGTTATATTCTTTTACAACGAAATCGTTATCCATTCTGTATTACTTTAAATTCAAATCCCGGTTTGTCAAACACTTCTTTGTCTTTTACAAGCATGTCGTAAGTCCCACTTTTTTCTAGCTGTCCCTTCCATTTCCACTTGTAGGGACCTTCGTCGTTCTTTACAGCGCCCTTGTTATACTTAAGCCAGTTTACAAAGTGTGACTTGAAGTCGCGTATGTTTTGTTTTTTCTCATCTGTCATCAGAAGGTGATTGTTAAACACATCAAGCATTTTACTTAACTGCGCTTTGCCAATGTTGTTTTGCATGCATACAACCTCTGTCCAAGCTGGATCATGAATGCATTTTTGTACATAATCTTGTACAACATTTTGTACGACATCTACCACCTTTACTGTTTGTCTTTTGTTTGTCGTTTTTGGTTTCTTCGATCTTTCCTCAAGCTGGTAACTATCATAGTTACAGATAGTTATCTTTGTGTACTTGTTTGTCGTTTGCATGTCGATTTCACCTGTCTGCTTTAGTCTTGTTAAAGATGTTCTCAGTTGACGTACAGGTATATTTAGATCTGACGAAAGTCTTGATAGGCTTGTCATGTACTCACCTCTATTAACCTTTTTACCCATAAACCTACAGTCGTCGTAACAGGCGTTTAAAAGCACATGTATAAATACACTTTTTACATTTGAATCAGTGTACCATTCCCAATCAATTATTCTTCGGTGTAGTTTTATAAATCCCTTCATATTTATCTTGTTGTGATTTTGCTCCGTTTGCAGAAGCGTGTGCAACGTCAAGCAGGTGCTGTTTCTTTCCTGAATAAATAAGGTTTGTTAAGTCCTCAAATTTTTGTACAAAGTTTACATCTTGCTCAGAGTATAGTTTTTTCACTATACTTTTTTTTGAGCTGTTTAGTTGTGTATGTATTTGAGTGTTATAGTCAACGATTATTTTTATTTCATCGTCAAGTATGTTAATTTTATTTCTTAAGTCAGAATCGTATTGACACCAGTCAGTTATTTTGTTGACGCCATACAGTACGGTTGCATGATTGTGACCAGTTTTTCTTCCCCACTTTTTCGAATAGTTCCCAATCTTGGCAAGCGATAAGTTTGTATACTTAGTTGCAAAATAATGAAAGATTTTTCTGAGGTTCGTCACATCATGTTTCCTTGTGTCTCTAAACAAAAAACTTGTTGGCACCTTTTCAAAGTCAGCGATTTTGTTTGATATTACATCCAACGTGTAATAGTTTTCTTTATTTGTCATAATTAAATTTTAAAACCCCGCCGAAGCGGGGCGTTATTAAAATGGTAGATCGTCTAATTGTTCAGCAGATTTTTTCTCTACTGTTTGAAACGGCTCGCTATTTGTTGCGGGCTGATCCTTTTGACCTTTAACTATATTTCCATCAGTCCAGATAACAGAACCCTCACCTATGAAGTGCTTCTTCTCTTTCTTTTCTCTTTCTTCTGGGCTTTGTTGCACAGATATAGAGACGTTCTTTCCAAACCTTGATTGATCATTTATCGAAATAGTTATCGGAATATAGGTATCTTTTTTACCTACGATCACCTTTGTTTTGTCGATATTCTTAAGCTCTGAGCCTTTTATCGACGCGTTAATTAATGTTGACATACGTCTAGTTTATTAAGATTAAAAAAATAATTATAATTATAGCTGATACAGCGTCAGCCAACGCATCTCGTTTTTGCTTACCACTATATTTCCCCATAGATAGTAAAGTTGTCCACTGATTTACTTTTGTTTACAAAGTATTCACGGTAGTTGTCTTCTGCTTTGCTAACCTTTTCTCTGCCGTTGTCGTATGCTTCGTCAGAAACATCCATAAGTCCAACGACTTTTGTTGTTTTATCTATAACCAAAAACTTCATGGGCTTTTGGAATAGGGAGCTGTAAATGTAAGCTTGGCTGTCATAATTCCATGACTTGCTGCTGTACTTGAATCCCTTAATTGAACTTGTGGTTTTAATGTCAATGATACATTCGCTCGACACGATGTCTGCTTTGCACTTCCATACGATATCATCGTCTATTAAAGAACCAATGTTCGGCACCTCAAAGTTGTTTGACGCATCCTTCACGGTTTCGCTAAATACTTTGTTTTTGAAAGCACATTGAACAAGTGTATTGAGTTCATCCCATTCCTTTTTAAGAAACATCAAGCCGTTTTCTGCTTCTGCCTCTTTGTAGATTTTTGTGTTACGTGTAGACGCCTCTACGTAGTTATCGTATTGAGTTGTACCGAACATTACTAGTTCATGAAAAGCACGTCCATACATTAGATTTATACTGTCTTCACGAGGATCTAGAAACCCAGCGGGATTGTTTATGAGCGTGTCTATGTCTGAGTTGGATAAAAATTGCTTACCGTACTCGCCGTAATACTTCTCGTCATTTGACAGCTCTTTTAGTATTACTGATTTTTCCATGCCGCATCCTTTCTTTTGAAGTCTTCACTTTCGTCTTCTCCGAACACGCCAAGTTCATAGAACCCTGTCAGTTTTAACACGGCTCTCGACATTGCACGCTTTTCTGCCATCTCCATGACATACCAAGTGTTGCAGTTGCCATCTCTGTGGTTTGTTCCTTTTAGTGCAGATCCAAACGTCTGAATACTGTTGTCACCCACCTCAGCGTTTGCTTTTACAACTGCGAAATGTGATTCGCAATTCACAACGTCATAGTTTATTTTAATTTTCTCACTCGCCTGTATCTTGTCGATACCAGATCTTGTGATGATAATGTAGTGTTGATGTTTAAAGACATCGTCTTTTGAAAGCTCGTACTTTTCGTACAAAGCTTTGAGTTTCTCTGTTTTCATTATATTAGATTTAACTTATTAACAAACTTAGAAACTTAATTGTTAATTTCCAAGTATTCTTTATAGTTTTTTATTTCATTCATTGCAATTTTGTAGTAGTACTCCTTTTCTTTAGAGTTCTTTTTTGCTATTGCAATGTGCATGAGGTTTCTTGTGTCACGTATTTTTTCTGTGTACGATTTCTCTACAAGTTTTTTGTTGAGTTCAACCTCGCCCAGCTCTGTAAGCAAAACCAATTCGCTTAGCGAAAGAGGTCTGTATATGTCAGAGGAAGTGTCGTATACTTCTACTTTGTCGCCTACAAAAGTGACGCATATTCGTTTGTAGTAGTAACTCTTTTCGCCGTTATCAATCCTTTTAAAAAGTTTGCGTTTAAATTTTTTAGCATAGGATTGTAACAGATACTTTCTTACTTTCTTTTTTTCTTTGCCTGTCATTATTACAAGAAGATTAAAGTTAACAAACCTAATAATACTTTTATAATAGTCCAGTGTAACAAATCGTATTTATCCATATTATTTTAGTGATTTTGGATCAATAAACATTTGACTTAGCATCTGATGTGCTTTCTTTGCAAATTCTGCAGAATTGTATTTAAAATCTACTCTGCAATTTTCGCATTCATCTCTATCGTTACTCCAATTGTAGGTCACATCTGCAACCCAGTCGTCACATGCTTGACAGTGATACCTTCTTACTTCTTTAGCCATGATCCGTAACGATTATCTGTACTTGTTGTGTCAGGAGCATACCCTAAAATCATAATGTGTTGTTGGTAAAGATTTTTACGTCCTCTTTTACCAAACACAAGCTTTGTCTTTACGTTACTATCGTAGTACTTCCATTCACAGAAGTCTGTGAACATTTGTTGCTGCCACGGCTCGCATTTAGCTAATTGTCTGAACGTTGGTGGCTTGAACGTCACATAGTTGCCACTGGTGGCACACGATGTAAAAAGCGAGCAAATTAAAAGTGTTAAAATTATATTTCTCATTTAATTAAAATTAAGTCTGTTGCTGTATTTACCTCCTGATTATTGAATGCATTTTGAAACCCTTCTAATGAATACACGGAGCCAATTGCTTCTGCATATGCCATTATAGATTCGTGATTAGTTTCATCAAAGTCGTATGCTATCTCAGGAGCATTGTGATGGTCTATTACATAAACTCTAATCTCTGCCATGTCTCTTGTTTCTTTTGTTAAATTTGTGTATCGCATAATTTACAAGCTCCACGATTTCGTCAGAGTACATTACTGCGTTCATGTTATCTAAGTCTTGCAGGTGCTGCTTGTCTGTT